TATTGCCCTGTGTGCGGGTCTGAGGTGGCAAGGATGACAATAAATCCTGGTAAGATACATATGTATAGAATCAAGTATAAAAATATTAAGGCTGTGCCTGATGAGCATGGAGCTATAGTCAGTATAGTTTGTCCTGGTTGTAATGGAGATGTAATAGAGATCATTAGCAGTAAAGATTAGATCAGGAGGTTGAAAAATGAAGACAGATAAGAAAGACATGAGGCAGTACACCGATGAGATGAGCACTATAATAGCACTTGGCTATACTACAGAGCTGGAGAGACTCTGTGGCTATTTACCACAGTATTTACTTGGAGATATTGCATTAGAGAGAGATGTTGACTTAAATGCAGGTACTGTGGATTTTAAGTTAAAGGGCATTTTTGGCAATATGGTCAATAACCCTGTTGTTAAGATCAAGATGTTGCCAGATTTAGCATTTGCTCTGGCTCTCAAGAATAGTAAGTTTGACTATTATTTGAGTTTGTTGCCATCAGTTGATGGGGTTTTGCCTATAGTAATTGAGAAGTATATTACAACTAGATTTATTGGAATAGCAAACAGAACAAAAGAATAATACAGGAGGTTATAGTATGGGATATTTGAAACCGGGTCAGAAGCGTAGGCTTGCTGCTGAGCAGGCCATTTATAACCGCTTTCCTAATTTTAAGGAATGTGGTAAGGCATGTAATGCTTATTGTAAAGCTCGTATGCTAGATATTACTTTTAATGATATGGCCGTGCATCAGTATGTTGGATGTAAGACTAATTTTAGTGTACCTCGTTTAAAGATTCTAGCATCGGTTCTTGGTATTAACGATCTGATTCAGCTTGACGAGGTGTTCGTTGCACCGAATCATAGAGGTGAGGGTTTACCTTGGGTTGGGGAATCTGGCCGCAAGGTTCCCGATTTAGTTCTTCCTAAGTTGGACTAATAGTCATTTAATAGTGTACCGGGCATTCGCAGTAAGCGGGTGCCCGGTATTTTTGTACATTAGCATTTATTTTATTTTTCAGGTATTTTGGTATTTGTGCAAGATATATTTAGAAATAAAATATATAATCATTTTTTGGTGTAAGTGTCTTGACAGATGGCTATAATGTGTTATAATATTAGCATGAAAGTAGTCATGAGGTGGTGAGTTGATATGTCTAAATATGGCAGAGGGAAGCCTTCTAAGAATACTGCTATTTATAGGCAGATGACTCAGGGCATAAATCTGTGTTCTTCGCAGACTAACAATAGTATCTATATGAAACTAAGGGCAGAGGGGCGTCTGTCCCGTTTTATTGCGTCTGTGCAGTTTTGCAGTAAAGCAGGATTAGATATGAAGGCGACAGTTGACAAGTTGCTTGAGCTGTTCCCTTGTTACCTTGATCCGAGTGTATTTACAGTTGGTGCATTTAAGGATATGCTGAATAGTCATTCTGATGTGGCTATTGCTTGGGGTTTTGGTCCTGATGGAGATGCAATCACTGATATCCTCATTAAGAATAAAGCAGTATCCTTGATTGAAAAGACTAATAGCATTGAAGATATTAAAATCTACAATGATATGTTTCATGTAGTTGAGCAGAAGGCTACAGATGAAAAAAGTGGTACAGTTGTGAATTTTAACCTCAGCAGATAAAGTTCCTCAGTCTTGGGGTTTGTTACTTTAGTAAGTAGTTTGTTCCCGATATTTGGGGTCATCCTTCCATGATTGACCTCCTTTAGTTGCAAGTAATCGAGGAGTGGCATTGTATTGCTGCTCCTCGATGAAAGCAGCAATGAAAGAGAGGGTGTGCTGTGGAAGTTAATATAAATCTTGACAATCTGATATGCGACACCTTCAGGGGTGTGGCTGCTGATATAATAAACTGTGAAGTTGATAGAGCAGTATTACAAGGTGGCCGAAGCACCACGAAATCCCAGGTGTCTAGTGAGTGTATCGTTGTTGGATGCATGGTATTTAAGGAGTCAGCAGTTGCTGCTGTTAAGTATGCTAACAAGATAGAAGAGCGACTAGTAAATACCTTTCGAGAAAGCATTAGATATTTAGGTGTTGAGCGTTTCTGGAAGTTACGAAAGTCTCCTTATGAATATGTGCTCCTTGATGATGCAGGTAAGGAAACGACAGTATCTATCAAGTTTACCGGGTGTGACAATCCTGAAAACTTGAAATCATATAAGCCGAGGGCTGGTATCTTTAGATATATTTGGTTCGAGGAATTAACAAACTTTCCATCATTAAAGGAAGTTAATAGTCTTATACAAACGTTTGCTCGTGGTAAAGGTAAGCATTGTGTAATAATGTCATACAATCCGCCGATGCAAACAAGCAACTGGGTGAATGTTGAATACAATGTTCCGTCTGGTGTATTACTTGATAGTAATGATAGCTGCTTTTATACTGAATTTGAATTTGAGGTGGAGGCTGGTGTAAAGCACAAGGTCAAGCAGGTTGTCCACCATTCGACTTATTTAGATGTAATTGCAGCAGGTCATAGTGATTGGCTTGGCACTACCTTTATAGGTGATGCTAAGAAATATGAGTTAGAGAACAATAAGTATTACAGGTGGGCATATCTAGGTGAAGTAGTCGGCACTGATGCTAATGTATTTACTAATTTAGTAGATTGGTCTGGAGATACTAGTAAACTTGACATTAGAGAGATATTTAGAGGTTTTGACTGGGGTTATGGTGGTCCTGACCCGTGTGCTTATGTAGAATGGTATTTTGACAGAAGGAATAAAAGGTTATATGCCTTAAATGAATTCTGTAAGCCTAAGATGGAAGTTGATGACATTTCCTTTGAGATGAAACAATTAAATAAGCATAATTTTCCGGTATATGCAGATAGTGCTAGTCCGATCCTTAATACACAGCTTAGAAATAAAGGGCTGAACATTCTAGATGTAAAGAAAGGGCCTGACAGTGTGCGTGCCGGTATTAAGTGGTTACAAGGTTTGTCTGGAATATATATCAACAAGGTTTTAACTCCTAACATTTACCGTGAATTTAGTCAGTATGAATATGTGGTTGACAGAGATGACAATGTAACAGCAATGCTGAAAGATGAAGCTAACCATACTATTGATGCTACTCGTTACGGTTTTAGTGTAGAAATCAAGTGTTACTGAGGAGGTGTGCATAGGTGAGTTATTTATTTGCAGATTATAATAGGCCAATGACTAGAGGTAACTATGCTACCGACTTTAGTAATCTAAATGAGGGCTGTGCTTTTCCTGACAATGAAACATTGGCTAGAAATGCAATCTATAAATTTAATATGAATCTATTTACAGGTGAATATGCCTGTAATAAGAATTTGGTGGCAATTATCAATGATGAATATACTGAGATTAACTATAAGGTTCTGCCACTGAATTATTTTAAGCTAATTGTAAATAAGTTAGATAGTCTTCTGTTTGGTAACGACTTGACAATTAAGACAGGTGATGTTGCCAGAGATGCAGTAGTAAATAGACTTGTTGAGAGAACTGGCTGGGTGAAATCAATCAGAGAGGCAGTAAAGCTCTGTGAGATTTACGGTGACAGTTGTATTAAGACAGGTAGATTTGGTGCATCTGCCTTTGCTCCGAAATACGCATATAAAGTAGTTGACAAGTCTGACAAGAAGAAAACAATCGGCTATGTGTTACATGAGTTACTTTATGAAACCACAGAGTTGGCTCAAGGCAAGAAAGATTACACTCCGAAATATATTAGAATACTTATTAGTTGTAAGGGGTTCGACTATGAGAGGGTTTATGAGTACAGAGGAACTAACGTTTCCGGTGTACTTGGTAAGCCGGTGAGGTACAAATATAAAGATAGATGGATCCCTCGTAAGGGTCGTTACTACTGGACAGGCATCAATGATTGTGAGACTGTGCAGTGGTTGTCAGTAAATATTGATGGAGACGGCGTATACGGGACTTCTTCATTCTCTCAAGTAAAAGATTTAATCTTTGCAATTGAGAATAGACTCAGCACTGAGAACTGGGTCATTGATGCACACGGAAAGCCTCTTTTGATTGCTGGAATGTCATCATTTAAGACAGATGAGTTGACTGGTCAGTATTACCTTTCCGTAGTAAATGGTAAATATTTAGTAGATAAGGGCGGAGCGGAGAGTAAGCCTCAATATTTAACTTGGGATGGAAAGCTGGATGCTTCTAAGCAAGTTAGAGATGACTTAATGTCTACGTTCTATGAGCTGTCCGAGATGGGCAGAACATTCTTATCTGGTGAATATACAGGTAATATTAGTGAGGAGAGCCTCAATAATATTATCAAGTCTGCAATAGATAGAGGAAACAGAGAGGTCAATGACTTCTGGTATGATATTAGAAAAAGCCTCTATATGTTGTGTAGACTAAACAATATTGAAGTGGCATTGGAGGATATCAATGTTACTTTTAATGTTGGTCGTGTCGACGACACGAAAGTAATTGCTGAGACGTGTGATATGTTAGCAGCAATGGGCCTGTTTAGCAAGCAGACTTTGTTAAACAAGTTCTGGGGTTATTCCGAGGAAGATGCTAAGGCTGAGTTCGAACGCATCAAGTCTGAAACTGAAGGAGGCATTACTGATGACACTACTGGAAGCACTACGACAGATATTAGGGTCTAAAGCAGATGAGGAAGTAGAGGATCCTGAGAAGAAAGGTGATCCTGAGGGAAATCCAAATCCTGAGGGAAATCCAGATGATCCTGATAAGAAAGAGCCGCCAGCAAATGGCGGTAAAGGTGATCCTGGAGCAGGTGTTAGTAATCCTAAAAAGGAAGAAAAAAAGACACCTGAAAATAAGCCTGGTTCCGGTGAAGGTGAAGAAAATCCTGATAATGGAGGTAATGAGGTCATGGATATTTTTGAGGATGGCTGGATGAATAATGAGACTGGAGAGATTGATGAGACTAAGATCAAGAACCCTGAGGTCTTGGCTGCTGTGCAGGCTATTACTGGCCGTGTGAAAGCAGAGAGAGATCAGAGGATGATTGCTGATAGTCTTAACAATGAGCTTAAGAACTACAGTCTGAATGTATCCGAAGATACCTTGAGGAAGGTTCTTGACATGAGTAAGGTGTCCATCGACAAGGACAATAAAGTTACTGGTGTCAAGGAGGCTCTGGAGGCTCTAAAGACTGCTGAGCCTGGTTTCTTTAAGGACAAGGAGAAGGAAAGTAACCCTCTTAACGAAGGATTTAATCCTGTAGACAAGAGAGGTACTGATAACATTAGCAGCTTCAGCCAGGCATTTAAGCTAATGGAAGAAATCAATTAAAAATAAGAAAGGCATAGGTGTGTATTATGTTACTTAATCAAATTGCGACTAGTGGCTTTACTGGTATGGCTCCGACTCCGGTTGAGAGATATGCAATTAACAAGTACTTTGTAAACAATGACTTGTTTAATCTGCTTGAATTCTCTAATATCGGCATGGCATCTAACATCGGAAACCTGCAGGCGACTATTGTTACTTATGATAGTCCTGACTCTGCTGAGTTCCGTAGGATCGGCGACGAGTATGATATCAGTAACAATGTCCCTAAGACTGTGAATGTTGTTCTGAAGATGCTCGGCGGTGAGTTCCAGACTGACCGTGTTCTGGAGAGGGCATTTAGTCAGAACCCCACAGCAGTAGATAACTGGACTGAGCAGCAGATCGGTCAGAAGATTAACTCTATTATCAACGGTTTCTGCAAGTATTTTATTCAGGGTGACTCTGATAATGATGCTAAGCAGTTTGATGGCCTGCAGAAGTACTTTGCAAAGTTCCCTGCTCAGGCTAATAACACTGCTAAGGTCATTCCCGGTGGCCTGAGCTATGCTAATGCTCTGAATGTGGAGCAGTTCCTGAATGAGTCTGTAGTCAAGGTTGTTGATCGCCCGACTTGTGTAATCACCAGTCGTCTGAAGGGTAAGCCTTTCCTGCAGGCTTTGGAGCAGCAGCGTAACCGCGGTGTAAAGGCAATTCCTGTGTATGATAGAAACTACTACACCTTTATGGGTATTCCTATCGTTGGTCTGTCTGATGATTGCTTCCCTGAGAGTATGACTAACAATGGAATTCCTTTCATCTTTGCAAAGTTT